TTGGCGCAGCATACTTTCCTGATGTCATCATTAGAAGACCTTCAAATGGTTCACCTTTGCAAGTTCCACCGTCTGTTAGTATGTTAGGTGTAATGAGCCAAAATGATTCAATTGCAGATCCTTGGTTTGCACCAGCTGGATTAAATAGAGGAAGACTTAGAGCATTAAACTCAAAAGTTCAAATGAATAGAGATTTATTAGATAATCTTTATGATGCTGACATTAATCCTATTTATGAGCCTGCTGGTAGAGCTGGCCAGGTTTACGCATTTGGACAGAAAACTCTTTTGCAAGATCAATCAGCACTTGATAGAATAAATGTTAGAAGACTTCTTATTAATGTGCGTCGTAAAGTAAAGAATATTGCTCAGACTCTTTTGTTTGAGCCTAATAGAGCATCTACGTTGGCAAAGTTTAGTTCACTTGTTGAGCCAATAATGTCAGAGGTGCAAGCAAGACAAGGTGTAGATCGTTATAAAGTGCAGATAGATACATCAACAACTACACAAAACGACGTAGAAAACAATACAATTAGAGGCAAAATATATCTTCAGCCTACAAAGTCTGTAGAGTTTATTTCTCTTGATTTTGTTGTAACTAATTCAATTGATTAATATATAAGTTTATAGAAAGATTTTAGGAGAATAATAAAATGGCAGAGACACTTTCAGTTACTGAAATGATTCCGAATAAGTTCGAGCCAAAAAGAAAGAATAGGTGGATTTTTGCAATTGAAGGTATTGACGCCTTTATTCTTAAGAGTGCATCTCGTCCTTCTTTTTCAATAGGCGAGCAAGAAATTAACTTTATCAATGCAAAAAGATATGTTGCAGGCAAGCTAACGTTTGACTCTTTGAGCGTGACTTTGCATGACCCAATTGCACCTAGTGGTGCTCAGCAGGTTATGGAATGGATTCGTACGCACTATGAGTCAGTGAGTGGTAGAGCAGGATATGCTGATTTTTACAAGAGAGACTGTCAAATTAAGATGCTCGATCCTGTAGGAACAGTTGTAGAGCTATGGGATGTCAAGGGAGCATTTTTAACAAATGCAAGCTATGGTGATCTATCTTATGATGCAGAAGATCCAGCAGATATTTCTTTGACAATTCGATTTGACAATTGTGTGTTGCAGTACTAATTAAATTAACTAACTTCTTGTTTAAAATATATTTAGATTAAACAAGAAAATAGCAAAACAGGAAGTTAGATGACAAATATACAGAATGCACAGTTAAGTGGAGAAATATTTACACCACCTTCTTTTAAAGAAGAATCTGATATATCTTTAACTGCTGAAACTTTAAGTCTAGTAGGACAAGCAAAAAAAGGTCCTGCTTTTGTTCCGCAGCAAGTAACATCATTTAGTGAAAATGATAGTATACTCAATACTTGGGAAAACATATTTGGATCTTTTACAGAGCAAGAACCAAAACAGATACCTTTGACAGCAAGAATATGGCTTTCAAACAATGGTGAACAACTAAGTTATACAAGAGTATTAGGTATTGGTGATGGTTCTGGTATAAGCTCTAATAAAGACTATAACAAGGCAGGCTTTATTGTAGGCGATAGCATACTAAGCGGAAGCTCAACCTATGGTGTAAAAGGTACAAACCCACATTCAGTTGACAATGGTATAAATGGAAGAACATATTTTTTAGGATCTATCGTTACAGATAGAGTCAAAGATGTTAATACAATATCACCTCATAAAGGGTATATATCGCAGCTAGGATTTGACGGTGTTGATAAGTTATCAGTTGTTACTAATGTTTTATTGGCAAGCAGCGGAAGTTTGCTTAGAGTTCAAACAGATGAAAATGACTCACTTAATAATGTAAGAAACTTTTTGTCTACAACAGCAGCTAATCCTGCAGTAGTTAGCGGCTCTATTGTATCAAAACTTGAAAATCCCTTGATTTATATACATGGTCATAAAAACAAAGGTAAAAATATCATATCGTTTCCGAAAGATATGACAAAAAGAACAGTTGATACTGATTCTATAAACTTTTTTGAAAAATACTCTTTGTTTAAAGGGCACTTAAGTTATGC